GGCGGTGTCGGTAGCGAAACTTGCGGCTCAGCCCTGGCACCACGGCAGCGGTATTGGTCTGCGGCGGGATGGTAGTATCTACCTCAGCCATCATGGCAGCATGGAGAATGCTTTCGATTTGCTGCTTTACCTGGCTGCTGGCATCCGAAGTAAAAGTGAAAATGCCCAGGCTTGTGTAAGTATCCTGGGCACTGAGATTCTCGATTTGGATATCTATCTCTACAGGTTCAAAATCGTTGGTAGTGGTTACCTGCGCCACTATCGGGTTTAAACTATACTTAGGCATTGTTCCACTTGTCTTGATCGTAACATATATCCACTCTCTGGCCAATTTCAAATTCTACCCGCCAGCCAATTACACCATCTACCAAAAGGGGATCAACTGGCACCAGATCCATAATATCCAGATTGATAGAATGCTTTTTCTCCTTCCGGTCTTTAATCAATCTGGAAATAATATCCAGGCAAATCTGCTCGGTCAGTGTCCAAAGATTGTCCCGCTCTTCTTTGGTAGTGTGCTGATCTGGTGCATTGACCAGCACCACAAAATCATCTTTGGATTTTCCCCAAACATTTCCACCCACGGTTGAAATATTCAGCATCGGCATCCCAAACCACAGAAGCGGATATTCGCTAACGGAAAGGATCTGCTTTCGCAAATCCGATGCATCGCCCTGAACAAATGATTTTATATCCACATGCTCATCGGCAATCTGCTTAAAGTAGTCTTTTAAATCCTTGTAAATCATTTCTTTCGGTTCTTTTCTTTTTCCTTTTTCAGGAATTTTAGAATCAGGTAAAAATTTGATTGATAGGTTTCCTGAAGGTTACCAAAAAGGCTCCGCTCAGCCAGTTCCATCATGGCTTCGTTCCAATCGCCATCGCCTTCCCCTCCTGAGAAAACCGGTTTGTAAGTTTTGAAAATATCCCAGCGGATCTGGATCAGCCAATACACCACCATCATTTTCAGATGAAGTGGCACTTTGGAAATTTTCGCCTTCCGGATATTGCTGATTTCAGAATGAAACTTTTCCCTCGGATCTCCATCCCAATTGAGATTAAAAACCCTGAACCATCCAAAGAAAACAATCCAAAGCTTGCGGGGCCGGCAAAGGCTGGCAACCAGCATATCGAGGTATTCTTCCTTCCCGGTTTTTACGAATTGCTTTAGCAGCGGTTCAGAAACGGTATAATCCACAGCCCGGAGCTTCATTCTATCCGGCAGCCAAAAACCACGAAAGCCAATCCGGAAAACCCGGACTGGCTTAGGGATTATGGGTTTTTGAAGAAAATCTACAAGCGGCAAAAGGTTGAGGATTTGCCAGTCTGCCATTTGGGCAAAAACCTTTGGCTCAATTGGAAGCAAAAGCCTGAAAAGCGTGTACTGAAGGGCAGGGGTCCAGCTTTGCAGTAAAAAGCCGCACACCCGCTTAAACTGTTCGGGTGTCAGCTCTTCCCAGCTTTGCGGGAAAAGATATTGGCTACCATTGATCTCAAGCCTTACCACGGGCGTAGTACACAAACAAAGAAATAGCAAAAGCGAAAGCGGCACCTGTCAGAAGCCAAACCCATCCCTGAACTGGTTCCTCAAAAACAACCGGAGGCGGGCACTTGCACGGCACCTTTACTTTTATCCGAACCGTATCAGCAGGCACCACGGCTTTCACTTCAAAGTCCTTTCCCTTTCGGGTAATGGTGATCTTTGGTTTTCGGGGCGTGCTTTGCTCTGTGAGGGTTGCATCAGGATCGGCCTGCAAATCAGTGTCTATAATCTGCAAGCTTTTGCCATCTTCAAGATCTGCAAGCTCTTGGGGGGTAACCAGTCCGGCGGTAGAATCGGCTGCAAGCTTTACCTCGGCTTTTGCGGTTACCGTGTGCGTAGTGCTGTCGCCGAGGCGTTTGCCGTACTTTTGGTAACAGCGGTTGTAGGTGCAACAGCTCCAGGTAATCAGTAGAACGAAAAGAAAAAGTAAGTATCGCATGGAGAATCATTTACAGGGTTTTGCTCAGGTTCTTTTCTTTTTTATTGTCTGCATCCGGTTTCATGGCATCCACCAGATCCGGTTTCACCCTTTCAATCAGATATTGCAGAAAATCTCCACGCAGCCATTTCATCACCACCATATTGCGCACAATGCTCATCAGGTTTCGGCCTGAGAAAAAAGCAAACACAGCTTGCGGCAGCCAGCCAAAAAGAAAGCCATCAATCTTTGACATGTGAAAGCTGAAACTCATGATCAGAAGGTGAGAAATAAGAATCGGAGCGAGCCTGGTAAACTTGGCAATATTGAAATCTTCACCCTGTCGCAAGGCAACATAAGCGCCTAGCATGGTGTCAAGTACCACCATCACCGTAATCAGGATCACAGAGGTAAACGGAGAAAACACCCAGGTCTCCATAGTCTGAGTAAATTCGTATGAAATTAAAACGGCACTTACCACCCAAAGCTGAATCAAAAAGCTTTTAAAAGAATGATTGACCAAAGTGTTTCCTAAAAAATCCATCACGCCTTCAAAACCTAATGAGGTCCACACATCATCCCAGAGATGAACAAAAAAAAGAAGTAAGCGTTTGATAAACATAGATTTAAAATGAAAAAGATCGTTTGCCTTTATTATCTGGCCGTTGGTAAACCGCTCCGGCATCAGTGTACGTTTCTGGCACGGGCCAAAGCGGATAGTCCGATTTGTTGTCAATCAAAAACTTTCGGAGCGTTTGCTCATATCGCTTGGCAAGGCTCAGATTATCCTGAACTCTGGCACTTATCACATCATTACCAGCCAGGTTCTTTTGAGTAATGCCATCGTGCTCATTCAAGATTCGAACTCCAGAACTGCTAATGGTAAACGAAACCCTTGGAATAGAATCGGCCAGGGCATGATAGGCCACAACCGGGCGAATCTTTTCAATCAGTTTGGTTTCGGCTTCTGTCGGATTTCCATCTTTTAGCTTTTGCCTCAATGCATCCTGCAACTCAGTACCGATAATGTCCTGAATGATTGTATCTTCTACCCTCTTTATCGAGTTTATCCGATTGAGAAAAAAGCGGTGCGGCTGATCTATATCCGCCCCGGCATCCTTCCACATTTTTCCGGAAGAAATAAAAAGCGAGCGGGCCTCTTTTCGAAAATCTGAACCATTCCAGGTTGGATAATCCGTAGCTTTCTTTTCCAGAAACTGCAAAACCGATTCAGCAAACGTATCGGCATTGGCAGATAGATATTCCATCAAATTCTTAACCGTCCACTGCCTGGGTGCATTGGCATTGTCCACGCTGCCTTCCATGATGCCTTCATCTCCCATGTCCAAAAGCATGGATGGCCCCGCTTCGAGAAGGGTGTAAAAAGTCAAGGGTCTTTGTAACTGAGCCAGCAAAGAAGATTTTTCGGCATTGGTTACCAGAGGCGCTGTATTGTACCAGGTGTTAATCTCAGTGTAAAGAGATTCACCAATCAAAGGCACTATATATTTTTCCTCAGCATCTTTGATGAAGGAAGAAAAACTGGCAAACGAGGCATTTGCATTAAGCCTGGCAAAACAGGCCTTCATTTCGGCTATTGTTTTAATTAGCATTGCTCACTACGTTTTGTTTGCCTGTTGGATTTTTGTCTAAGGTTTGGAGCTCTACATCTATCGGAGCCCAAAAAAGATTTTTTGGAAAGCCATTCAGATTTCGGGCAATTTCAATCGGTCGCAAAATCCTCTGGCGTGGGATCGGAGTATGAAGCTTCAAGTGCATATCACCAGCCACCCTCATTTCAGAAGCGGTGCCGCCCAGCTTTCCACCAGTGTCAATATTTGCCAATCCAGGATGGATACCCACAGATCCGGTTGCATTTATCCGAAAATCAGTTTGAAGCTTCAGGTAGGCTTCATGTGTATTGTTGTTTTCAATTACCCCGATTTCAAACCCAGGCAAAGGCTTGCCGGTAATTTTGTCCACAATAAATTTGGTCAGGATGGTTTTGTTCACATTGTCTTTTCCAGCCAATTGCTCATCCATATCTTTTTGAAGTTTTTCCCATTCCTTTTTCTTTTCTTCCTCAGTATCAAACTGATCGAGATAAACATCAGGGACCTTAACATGGAATTTTACATTGTAGCCATTCTCAATTCCTGAAAGGTGAAACTCAGGAATTTGGTTAAGCAACTTGATGGTTTTTAATGCCCCATAGTAGGCGGGCACTCCGTAATAAGCCTGGCCGGGAGTTGGCAGCTTTGCATGAAACAAAAACTGAGGGGTTTTTTCCTCAATTCCTGTGTAGTACCTTGGAATAGCCTCATACTTAATAACTTCCCCATTCTTTTTCCTTTCAGAGAAAACAAAGTAGTGATCTATATCTCCAGTTTCCGGATTTTGAACTTCAGAACGAACATTGGGAAAATCCAGAATTGAAAGCTTTGCAACTTGACCTGTTGCAGACAAATCAAAAACGGTATAGAGATTTGAAGAATAAACAAACTGATAGCAAGCCTTCAACCAAAAGTCCTTTAGGTTTACTCTTTCTGCCCATTCTTCCATTTCTGCATTTTGGGCAGGTTCAATAATCCGTTTTTTTCTTCCATCCGCTCCGGTTTCAATCCTTTCCTCAAAAAGTCCCAGGCCTGCACCATGCAAAAATTCTACAGAAGTCTGTAGAAGGGTTGGCATAAAATCATTGTTCTGAATGTCAGCCAGGATTTCATCAAAAAGCTTGTCATCATCGCCAAACTTCATGTAGGTATATTCCCCAATTTTTGACTGGCCTACATTTTTGCGGGCATTTTTAGAATTAGTAATCTCCAAAACCGATCTGGATTTTGGAAGATAGGAAATCCATGTAGTTCTACTTCCCCTTTTTGACATGCCAGCGGATTTTTAAATTATTTACAGAAGTTAAAAGGCAGATTTTCAATTCAAAAGGGCGTTGCTTTTCAACATCAAAAAGCAAAAGATTGTGGCTGCGGTTGATTTGATGGTTCCAGCTCTTTTTCGGTTCACCAGAATCAATGCCAGAAAGGGCTTTCGGCTTTTTTTCCGATGGAGGAACGCCCAGCCTTACCCGCTTATTTTTCCGATACTGTCCCGAAACCGTTACAAACGAAACCAGGATTTCTTCATAGCTGGTATGAATCAAAGTCAAAGCCTGCTGAATCCTGATTTCGCCTTTTGGGCCGCCGTTTTGCATGGCCCAAAAGTCATTTCCTCTTTCATTTCATTATAGGACCGATTTTAAACCAATCTATTATCATTTTTATTTTTCCAATCTTTTGATTTTTAGGAATTAGGACAAAAATGGGCCGGGGTATATTATCTTTTGTAGTTCTCCGTTCGGCACAGGCGCCCTTTGACAACCGGCAACCGCCAAAATGAAAATTCCTGAAAATATGAAAGCCAGTCAATTGACTTTCAAAGAGTTGCAAAAGTTGTAGGAAGTTGCCAGCCAGTGGCCTATCGGTTGCCTATCAGTGAGGACCAGAGGTTTACCGATCCAACATCGAGGAGGCCGCCGTACTTTCGGCATAGCACATAATCGAAACAATCGCTTAAGTGAGTTGCCTGGATCTGGTCAATATTTTGGCGTTCGCTGGATTTATCTTTTTGAAAATCAGGTGTTACTGGCGCAAAGGTTATGGACATCACCAGGGCTTTGGTGGTGTGTTCGTTAAAAACAATTTTTGGGTACTTTGGATTTCCACCTCTCAAAATATTGTTAATCAGGATATACCTTGCTTTGTGCTCTGGCAATCGGTTGATTGCTTTGATTACAGCTTGCCAGCCATGGTGCCGGAATCGGGCTTTTACCTGTTCGAATATTGCCGGGGCTCCTACCCGGTTATTTTTACCTGAGGCATCCCCATCAATTTCAATGTACTTTATGGGATGGTGAGCGTATTTCACACAAAAGGCATCTACCAGGCGGTCAATGAGCAAGGGGCTTTCGTTGTCCAGATTCTTCATTGGATCTGGCCTTTCGAAAAGAACATCGCAAACCCGAAACTCCCGGTAGCTTGGCAAAGTTGCTTCCTGGCAAATAATGCCAGAGGTAAACTTTACATTGAAGTCCAGTGAGAAAATAAAGGGCAAAGCCGGATCTATAAAGTTTTCCCGCTTAATGGTCATTCGGCCATTGCTGTCCCAGTCATAATCCCAAACGTCTGACTTTAAATGTTTTGACTTGCTGAATGCGGGATAAAATCCACCATCGGGAGATTTATCAATTTCTTTGTTGAGAACCTCCACATAATACTCAAGGGGCGTAAGAGTTCGCTGGAGCATTTCGATATACTCCGGACCAAGAATATCAATATTATCCAGCGTGCTCGCTTCGATAAACTGGTAGTTTTTTGGAAATTGCTTTGCAAGCTCCCTGGTTTTGTAGATCCACTTTCCTTCCAGTGTCCAGGGAGCGGTTGTAAAATCGGCAATGGTGTAGCGCAGCGGGCTTTCAATGTTTTTTGGGCCATGGTTTATGCCCGTAACGCAAGGCACAATGATTTTATTCCAGGCCTCTTCGTCAATAGTGGCAGATTCATCGGCATCAAGATCGTCATATCTACCTCCACGAATTCTGTCTTTTTGCTCCATAGAGCCTAGCTCAATAGTTCGGCCATTTATAAACGAATAACAATAATCGTATGCTCTAATAGGCTGATGTGGCCTTATCCAATGGCTTGGTGGTTTTTTGCCAAAAGTCCAAACACCATCTCCTGTTTTCGAATCCCATTCACGGTAGCCCCAATCCTGGAAGGCCTGTTCCATTTGGGCTACAGTTTTGGTAAGAAGCTGATAAAAAGTACTGGCAACCAAAAGTCCTTTAGACTTGGGCATAGCCAAAAACTTTTTCACGTTCCAATGGCCAATGGTGTAGCTTTTGCCAGTTGCACGGCCAGCGTTGAAGCATTTGCGCTTTTGATTTCCTTCAATAAAAGCCTGTTGCTTTTTATTGAGATAAACCGTCCTGACCAGTTGCTTTTTCATCTTTCAATACTTGAAAACCCTCACCCTCTTGCAGTTGTATTTCTAAAGCCCGGTTTGCAGCTTCCAAAAACCTGGGATCGGAAGTAATCACAAAAGCCTGTGGGATCATAAAATCCATTGGATCGAAAAGACCGGCATGGTTTTGACTAAACAAGTCTCTCACTTTTGCGCCATCCAGAGCAAAGTTGCGGGCTGAGTTAAAATCTCCTGACTGCTCTGCTTTTTTGGCCATTCGCATACAATATTCGTAGTAAGCGTATTGATCTCCTTTTTTGGAAAACTCGCTGGCATCACCAAAAATCTTCTTTGCATCCTGAATGATTTTGAAAGCCCGGGACTGGCTCATATCATACTTTTCGGCAACTATTTTTGAAACCTGCAGCGGTGTATAACCTTCGCAAATGAGATTAAAAGCATATCGGAATTTTGACAACATCTCCTGTTGCTTGGCAGAGCCCTTGCGCTTGCCAATTACCATCTGAATGTATAAATCGAATTTGTCCTCGGGCTTAAACATAAACAGCCCAAAAAACAGGGCTGTTTAAATCAATACTTAGGACTGAAAATCAAAGTTGCCATTCCAAACCGCACTTAATAGGACAAAAAAAAATCCCCAGGCAACACCCGGGGATTTTCTCAAAAATTCAAACCCTATTTATCAATCATTACCCATGGAGGTCTTTAACACGTCAATCTGGTGGCGAAGCTCCATTTGCTCGGCTTCCAGCTTGGCAAGCTTTTCTTTCTTTTCCAGGTTGCCGGGATCTTTTTCGCTGGCCGCTCTGGCCTTGCTCACCTGGCTTTTTTTGTTGTTGAATTTCTTGGTAAGGCTTTCAATTGTTTCAGCACCGGGCTCTGTTACCTGGGCACTTCCGCCTTCTTTCCAAACTTTTCCATTTTGCCAGAAATAATCAATCTGGGTATCAATCGCCTTGATTTCATCATCCAGCTTCAGCGCCTCTTCTTTCCAGGCTTTTACTTCCTCTGGCAACTCGGCACCATCTTCCAGGGCATCGGTTGCATCGGTTATTTTTTGAGAAAGCTCATTGCGGCTGTTGTAGAAGTTTCGCTTGGCTTCAAAAAGATGCTTTATCTCTTCCGGTTCGCCAGTGCGGTCCACATCAGCAGGGGCTGGAGCTTGGCTTTCCTCTTCTACTTCAGGCTGAACCGGTATAATGCCCGGCAATGGCTGATAATCACGGCCTACAATCTGGCAAAGCAGGAAGTTTACCTTGTCTTTTCGCTCAGGGCTTTCGCTTCTACCGCTCAGGTTTCTCAAAGTTGTTCTATTTACCTGAAAAAGGGAAAGAATCAATACACCCTCAGTGTAGTCTTTTTCTTCAGAATCAAGCCATTCGATGGCTTTTTCGATGTTGCTCATATTTTTTTGTTTGGTGGAAACTTTTTCGGAAAACAAAAAAGGCACGCCTTAGCGTGCCTTTGATAGGACCAAACTGGCAACTTTTAGGTACCGGCAACAAAAAGGCTTTCCCAGGTGCCGGCATATTCCTGAATCCCGGCCTTTGATTTGAAGTAAAACTCCAGATCTACCACTACCGGATTTTCAAGCTTCTTACCAAACTTGCTGGTAACCTTTCGGCAATAGGCTGGTTTGTCGGGCGATCCGGCAATGAAAATCTGGCCATTGTTCATCTTCATAGCAAAGATGTGGCGGCCTTTTCTCAAATCGTTAAAATATGCCCTTTGTGCAGCGGTTGGAGCTTTGCAGGTAAGCGTACCTACAAATTCCTTTACCGGTTGGTTAATGGTTCCGATATCGTTTTCATCTCCACCAGAACCGTCCGGGCTCATGGCTTCGTCAATGAATTCGATTTCAAACATCTTTTTTGTTGCTTCAAAAGTGATAGTAGGAATCTTCTTATCACTGTTTAAAGCCCCAAAAGCTTCCACATCCGCCTGCGGGCAGATGGCAAATTTTTCGAGGCCCCCGCTGGCATCAACGCAGGCCTCAAGAACTTCCTGTGGGGTATAGCACATAAATTACTTCGGATTAATGGCTTAGAGATTAAGCCGGAGTTTTACGATACTGATACACCTGGCGGATGTCGGCAAATTCTACACCTGCTTTGAAGTCGCACATCAGTTTGATGTTTCGCTCAGCAGTTTCGATTTTGATCGTTTCCATGAAACTTTCATTATCAACACCCAATCGGGCAGGTCCCATAAGGCCTTGCACTTCTCCATCTGGTTTCGGGAAAAGAAGCATTTCGCCAGAACCCTGAAGACCAATGGTCGGAATGATTTCAACCGTTTGGGCACCATCCATGGTGATTTTGTTGAATTCGGTATTGGTGGTATTGGCACCAAAGGTTTCCCGATAATCCCTGTTGTAAAACTTCACCAGCTGAGGATCAGCCAAAAGAGCCCAGTCTCTTGCAATCAAATCTGAAGCGGGCACAAGGTCAATGAACTTTTCAAATTCAACTACTCCGGTTGCCTGGGTCATTCCACCAGCGGGAGAAGCTAGAATATTGCCAGAAGCCAAACCAGGGTTAGGCGTCCCAGTGCTGGCATTCTTTTTGGCAATGGTTGAAAAACCATCCATAGTGTCCACAGTGCCGGTGTTGCTGGCATTGTAAACGCCCTGCATTAATGCGCCTCGCAAAAATGCATTTTTGATTCCCGCCATAATCATGGGTTCAAACCACTCTCCAAAAGGAATCTCGTTTTCGCCAAAAGCGATTCGCTTCCTCATGGCTTGAATGTAACTCTTTAAAAGAGCCTCCTGCTCAGATGGTGTCCACCTTAGATCAACCTTAATCGCACGGGTATAAAGCGTACGCTGGCTCAAGGTGATCATGTCGTTTTTAGGATTGAACGCATCTTTTCCGCCAGGCTGAAGCATGTCAGTAGATACGTTTGCATTCGACAAAACCAGGCGATCTACCACGCCTTCTTCTACCGAAAGCCAGGTTGGCATTTCAGTAACCAGATGGTTAGTAATAAAGCCCGGCTTTACATCCTGAAAATAATCCTTCAGGTTGGCAGGTAGCCCTGCGGTATTAATTGCTGGCATTTTATAAAAATTGTTTTAAGTGGATGAAAAATTTAAGTGAGATTAAACTCCGTGGATTGCAGATTTCAAGTCTTGTTCAAACTTGCTGAGCGGCTTTTCCTTCCCTTCCTCGCCGGTTTGCTTTTTTACTTCAATCACCCGCTTTGCCAATGGCTTTTCGGAAATTGATTTGATGTTGGCATTCAGGCTTTTCAGGCTTTCCTGAAGCGGAGCAATGGCTTTCGCCACTTCATCGGCTACCATTTTTCGGATGGCCTCTTCGCTTACGGTTTCAGAAGATTCTTCCTCTTCAGGATCATCGGAAACTGGCTCTGTTACTTCCGTAATGGTTCCGGTTTCATCAGTAGTGATCTGGTAACCATCCAGGTCTCCTCCGGCAATGGTATGCACTCCGGCAGGTGGAGCCTCTCCCGTTTCAGTTACCTGAACCTGATCGCCAGCGGCTGGCACATCGGCATCGGTAAGAATGGTAATGCCCACGCCATCGGCAGTGGTTGCATCAATGTTTCGCACCTGAACGGTACCCGCACCGTTCATTTTTTCGGCCAGCCAGTCAGCAGACCGCTGGAGCCAGGTCTTTTTAGGTTTACTCATTTGCTTTTTAGATGAAGCTGTCCGGGCCTTGTGGGCCTCGTATTTTTTTAGAAAGCCCTCTACTATTTCAGGGCTTTTGGTAAGCATATCAAAGATTTCCGGGTTGCCGTCCAGAAAGTCAGTAACCAAAGCGGCATTCATCACCTCGCCTTTTACATTGCGGAAAAGGTTATTGGTATTTGCGCCCTCAGAAACAAAATCGGTGTAGTGCCAGGCATTTACTGTTTCATACAATGCCCTTTCTTCCTCTGGCAAGGCCATTATTCTGGCATCATGCTCGAAACTGTAATCATATTCTACCTCCTGACCATTTTCAATAAAATAGTATTCACCAGGAGAAAAAACAATGCTCATCATCAGGGCTTCCGGATCTTCCTGAGCAGCTTTTAGGATGTAGCTTTTTAAGGTTCCCTTTGGGGACAAATCGGCAAAGTCTGCCAGATAGATATCTCCCACGGCTCCGTTTCCTTCCCTCCGGATATTGCGAATCCAACCGCAATGCATGCCTGCTTCCTGTTCGCACATGGCAGGATGGCCAAAGCGGGCCTTTTGGCCTTTTTCCCTGAAATTGGCAGAAAGTTCTACCAACTTATCAATAAATTCAACCGGAGTAATAACCGGGATAGGATACCAGTTATCTTCTTCTTCGCTCCAAACCTCAAAAGTTCCGGCATAGCCTTTAGGCTGCATAGATTCGCACAAAAGCACATTACGCAAAACGCCCTCCTCAGCATCTACCAGAGAGGTTCCGCTAATGCTTCTCACCAAAGGCGCATGAATCTGGCCTTTGTGGTTAAGTCTTGGATCAGTCCGTTGGATTTCGGGCTTTGGCATATACAAAGGATTTTTTTTTGGGTTCCCTTTTTTAGGATTGATTTTTATAGATACTGAACCGAAAAGCCATTAACGCCACTGGTATTTTGATAAAGCTCTCCATCATGAAGCACTATATCATCAACGGCTACCGTCAGGAATCTGGACCAGATCCTGTACGTTCCCAGATCCTGATAATCAGGATTCCCGGCAGGGGCTCCGCTCATAAATTCAGCTTGTGCCAGGTAAGCTTTACCCAGATGGATAATATAATCGCCATTAAACACGGCAGGGCTTTCGCTGTAATCGCCTTTAAAGGGAAACAAGCCCGTAAAATCATCGCCCAAAAGGGTGAAAACCGCATTTCTGTAAATATGAAATGGCCGGATCTGATCCGAAACCAAAACGGCATCAAAACCTCCTACCTCTTCTAGTTTTTTGGCAGAATCGTAATCGGCCTCAAAAGTGTAAGGCATGGCATCATCTCCGGTAATCAGGTAGCGGTCTCCCTGCTTTAAGATCAGCCAGAACTTTACAAACCGATTTTCAAAAAGCCAATCCGAAATATTTCGTATTGACTTGAATCCGAAAGAATTAGAATAGTTTTTCCCTCTCGCTTCAAAGTTTTGCTTACAACGCAAAACGCTGCTTTCGGGCTCCAGCTCTATCTTAAACACATCTCCGGAAAGGTCAGGCAGGCTGGGAAGAAGTTCGGGCTGCTTAAAAAGTGAAAAGCCGGTGCCCACGGGCACCAGATAAACGGCTTCGAAGCCGGAAAAAATAGCATCGCAACTGCTCCCAACCTGACTGGCCTGGGAAATAAAATCAGTTAATTCCATTGTCTTTCAGCCACTTTGAAACATCAAAAGAGGGGCAGGCCTTTTTCACGCCGGGAAAATCACGATGGCCGCAAATTTTTGCTTTCGGGAAAAGCTGCCTGGCTTCTTTCACCAGGTTCAACATGCTTGATCTTTGAGCAATGGTACGGTTATCGCTGGGCTGGCCCTTCGCATCTATGCCGCCGATGTAGCAGATATGGATGCTATGGGAGTTTTGCCCGGCCACTCCGTTTGTAGGTGTGGCGTAATCTTCTAAGGAAACCACATTTCCATTCGCTTCAATAATCCTGTGATAGCCAGGCCTGCGCCATTTCATCACATCCCGCCAATATCGCTGGATTTCTGCAACGGTTTGCCGTTGCGGACTTGCAGTGCAATGCAATACGATAAAACGAATTTCCCTCACGATGCGAAAGTGAGGGGCCTGCTTTGCTTTTTATCAGGACTGAAATAAGCTAAGCTGCCTGTTTTGGCCGGAAATGTTGATGGGCGAAATCTTTACTTTTTGGGTTTTCTGTTTCTGGTTTGTTTTTTGCCTTCTTTGCTTTTCCCGCTGCCACTGGCGGTAGGCATTGCCAATATCATACTGATCATCAGTTATATTGTGGTACTCCAAAAACTCCCGCATGGCATGCATGGCCTTTACGCCTTTTGAAACCCGGAGAAAAACATAATCAAAAAACATGCGCCTGAATTGCTCTTCCAGCTCCAGAGCGTAGGCGTGCATAGTCCAGAGGCTTGAGCATCTTACCTCTATCGGCAATCGGTACCTGCTATCCCTGTGCTTTTCAAAGTATTCATTCACACGGTTCACATTGGTAGTAGTGCGAACAATACGCCGGTAAATCCTTCCGTTTTGTTCTACTTCTTTCGAAAAAACCTGATACACGTAGGGCTTAACTGGGAGCAAATGAAATTTTGACATCTTGTAAAAATGCTATGTTTTCTATACGTCAAAAGTATGCCAAAAAACTTATAGGTCAATGCTTTAAGAAGGGTATTTTATAGGTCAATTGTATGCCAAAAAAATAAGAATAG